GTCAGGTAGTCCCGAGTAGGACAGGGCCAAGGACAGCCTGGACAAAAGTAGTGGGTAGTCGCCGCACTGTATACACACGGCAACGATGGCCATATCAAACCGGACGTGCTGGGGAGTGGTGGGCGGGATGAATGGCGGGATGCTGTACGGGTCCACATGATAACGAGGGTCCACCAGCATTAGTCTCAGGTCGTTGCGCATCCGAAAGCGTGCCATAGTGTCGGCAAAATCGATGAACTGAAGTGCGTTGAGGAATTGGCCCAGCGCGGGTGCTGAAACCCAGCCCTCCTGGAGCGCAAACCAGATGTTAAGCAGTGTTGGGGTCGCGGGGTCTTGGCTGTAACACATCGTTGCCAGTTTGGGCAAGAAGCACCGTGTCTTGTTGGGATTGAGGGGACTACACGGTGTAATGGAGGCCGTTGGGGAACGCGAGGGACCGTAGATTATGTTGGGTGTGTTTGAGGCAGTAGGTGTTGGTGGTGGCGGCAGACCAAAACCTACAGCTAGTCGCAGTAATGTTAACGTCAGTAGCGTTGTAGTTAGTTTCTGTTGTTTAGTGAAGTACATGATGTCAGTAGTCTAATACTTGATGTCGTACGTGAAGGTTGGGAGCGAACAAAGTTATGTGGGTTGGACAGGTGGGCTGAGACTAGTGTGGTGTGGGTGTATCGACGCCTTCGGCGTTTAATGCTGCCACAACCCGGTCAAGTTGCCGGACGGTAGTCCAGGCCGCGATATGGTTGAGCTCGTTGGCCAACTCGTTGACCGAATCAATCTTGGGGCGAGTCTTATCAGACAGAATACCCGCCACAATACAGCGCAGATCAGCGTCGGACATAGATACTTTACGCATCACGGATGCTCCGGTATCGAGCACACGCGCCTCCACGTAATCCACGAGAGCCTCAAAAGCTAGACCTTGGGCGAAAGACTTTGTATGGCCTTGCGATTGGATCGAGGGTATGTCGACATATTCCCACTGCCAATTCAGTGTGCAGTGCCAGACCAACGGTTGGCCGGTGGCTTGAGACTGTGTGCAGGTGACCACTGGAGGCGCGAGGCGGAAGAAGTCGCAGGCCGAGATGAAAGCAGTCTTCACTACGTTCGGGACATTGACCAACTCCTCAAAACGGTCGAGGAAGTCGGCCAAGTTAGGATAGTTAGGTCGCGAGAGAAAAGGGGGCGCCTGGACTAGTGGAGTGGTCTCAGTTGCCATTGGTTGGACACTAGCATTGGTGACTGTCGTGGTTGACGCTGCATAAGCGCAGTTGACCTCAGATATGGCTTTGGCGAGAGGGGATGTCTGAAATGCACAGTCAGCGAGCTTCCAAAGTTGCTCAAGCAGACCCTCCAGCGTGGGACGAAGTGCCTCTACCTTTGTCGGGTCGGTATCGATTAGCTGATATACCACGTCAATGGCAGCGCGGTACGACTTGTCTTTCCTCTCGTATTCAGCGCGCTCGTGTGGGGTCAAGTGTGCAGTAGCTGAAGTAGAGCATGCAGCCATGCGGGCAAGGGCAGCATCGAGACGAGCAGGGTTAGTGTTAGCAGGGCCAGGAGCAGTAGTGCTAGTAATGGTAGTGTTGCGTACAGCATCGAAAAGATCGCGAAAGAGTATATGGACTATTGTAGGTTTGTACATTGTAGAATAATAGGCGATTGGGAGTCGAAAGTTTTACTGAAAGTGGTACAGCCGGGTCTGTACGTGACTCCACCGGAGGAACCGCGGGGTTTACTCGGTCCCGCTGGTGGGTACGGAACCCAGCCACATCTCCTTCTCCCGAGGCGCTGGTTCGTACATGTCCTTGAACGCCTGGAATGAGTGGCAAAGACCCACAATGGAGGCAACCGCGCTCGCGATGCGGCACCCAACGTAGCGCAGGGCGCACTGCTCAGCCAATGCACGGACACCACTCGCGTCGTTGTAGTTCTTACATGAATCGCAGAAACTTAGCCAGCGGTCGTACAAGGTCTCCTGCTCCTGCATGTTGATAGGGTATGACAAACGCTCGATCCGCTTGAATGGGTCAGGGTACACCAACCAGGAATGACCGTTCCAAACCATAAAACAGCTACAGAAATAGTTGCCCATCCCTTGGATCACTTTCCCCAGCAAGTTGAAGTAGAGAGCTAGGTTCTCCGTGGCCAGTAGCGCATCCGGTAGTGTGGCGATGAAGATGAATGAATCATCCCCAACATAGTATAGTGCCACAAAACCAGAATCCCCTAACTTGTAAGCCCAGCAGGTGGAGATCATGTTGACTAGCACGTTGCCGAAGGATGTGGTGACGGACCCAGTCTTGCGCTGGTATAACAAAAATATGCGTACGCCTAACAGTAGGTTCTTCGCCTCAGTCAGTGTCATACCGTAGGACCACAACTGCTCCAGCGTTTTGTCTATACCAAGGATTTGGTATGCGCGGAACTCCAGACTAAGTGCCTCGATTAACTGGGACTTGTCAAATTTCTCGAAGTCGTTCTCGAACCCCGGGGTGCCGGGTGGGACGTGCTCATTGAGGTGTTCTTCTAGGTCGGCGAGACTTTTCTTTAGTTGCACAAAAACCGTGGGTTTAAGGATACTTTTGAAACGGTCGTACAGTACCCGAAAAAACGAGCAGACTATATTAACCTTTGGAGCATGGTGAATGACCGTTTGTAGGATCTGATACTCCCCGACGCTTTCGTTAGAGAGCCGGTTCTTCGGTTCGCGCCGGAACATCATCGCGTAATTTCGGAAATCGTCGGGATCCACACGCAGGGTGTCGGGGGCCCCGGCTGCCAAATGCGCGGTACCCAAGTTGCGGTACTTCGCGGGCTCCGCGGTGATGAGATAGTCGTCGATTGCTTGGGGGTCAATTTTTATCGGGTCACGGTTGAAACCTGCGGAACGTTCGCGCCAGTCGGGCTTACACAACGCGTCGAAGGCGTACTCCACCACCTCGGTGGCCATCTCTTCAGGGTCGCAGGCGCCGGTATAACGACTGGTGTTGCAATTTCGCTTCTCGATGGCCTTCAATAGTTGCCGCTGTGTCGAAGGCCTGGGCCATGGTTGGAGGGTACGGAGGGACGAGAACATATTGAGCTGCTCGTTCCCATGTACCTTCACGGGTCTGTCCCGGTGGAATTTAATGCGTGAATCTGGTATAATTGACTCGAAGTCGCCCCGCTCAACTAGCATACTGTGGAACCGCT